TTCTAGTTGCATCCCATACAGCACTTTCAATACCTTCATTTGTCTAAGCTGGATCCAACCTGGCCACCTGGTATTGTTCACTAGCTGGTAACGTAGATCCACCATCAGATCTAAATATATAAGTACTTAATGGGTTATACCCATCAACAGTAACAAATTCAAACTTATAAAAGCCATCATCCGCCACTCCATCTTCTATAGGGGTCATCACAAACTCACCCACAAACATATCGCTGGCGGCCAGACCGTCAACCACTTCCCATATTCTGACTATAGGGAAACCAGGGGTTTCTATCTCTATATCAGAAGCCGGAACGCCCCTCTTGGTAAAAAATGATGTAATTAGTGCTCCAGCCATGAAGTGTGTCCTCTTGTAAAAATAGATATCTTTCCTTTATTTATGGTTGCATAAATACGTAGTACAAATAAATATAATAAATTTATGAGGAATCTACAATAATGAGTGAATTTGACCTAATCAAACAACTACACAATCCGAAGACAGATGAGAAGACTGCCACACCAAAAGGCCTGAAATACAACTCCCACAATATTGCGGTGGATGGAAACATTACTGTGGTTCTTGTTCCTATGCGGGAATCGGAATTGTTTGTTGCTGAAGCAAAATCTATTAATTACTCCACACATGATTTCAATGTATTATTGCGTAAGTATCGTGGGATTCGGGGGTAACAAATGGCTACTGTAGTTTTAACAAGACCAATAGGTGGTGGTGAGTCGGGAATACCAGGTACCATAATACAAGGCACATCTATTGCACCAGGTGATACAATAACAGTTGATAGTGTTGGTGGTGAGTCGGTGAAGTGGTTATACACGATAATAGACACAGTAGCAGAACAAGTATTAACTGCCGAAGTTGTAGCAAATCACAATTTTGGAACAGAACCTAGGTGGAACCGATATGGATTGGTTGGAGATTCAATGTCCCATCTTGTGGATGTGACAGTATCCGGAACTGTTCCATCGCTCACTCTTGAGTTGAATATGACAAATAATCACCCCACAAACACAATAACGATAAATATTGTACGGATTCAACTGCAACCGTGATAAATAATAATGATAAACTAATTTATTAACTTTTTTCAAGGAGAAAAAAATGAGTCTCGATCTTTTCCGAGTAATTGGTGGTGTTGATGTCCAGAGTGATGATTTAAGTTCAAATGCTTATATCTTGCAAGGAACAGGGCTACCTGGTGGTGATGCAAATGTACAAGATGGTGGTCCAATTGGATCAATGTACATGCGTACGGACGTTGAAACAAACAATCTTCAACTTTATTATAAATGGTCTACAGCTAACAACAGTGCAGCTGATTGGAAAGTAACCTCCGATAAAGATTATGTTGATGCAGTAGCACAAGGGCTTTCTTGGCGTGAACCAGTTCGAGTGCAAGATACCACCCCATATGCAAACGCAGCAGCAATTCCTACAACTGGAATAATTGATGGCGTTACACTAATTGTTGGAGATAGAGTTTTATTCTCTAACATTACGTTAACCACCGATCAAAACATATTCACGTGGGATGGCACTACATGGACAGAAGATCCTAACCAGGAATCTTCTGGTGATGCTGTTCTTGTTCAAGATGGTACACACGCCGAAGAACAATGGGTATATGATGGTATAACATGGGTTCAATTTGGGTCTGCCGCAGGTTTTGCAGAATTAGGTTTTTTGCGTGCATTCACTGGCAAAACAGGTCCAGGCTCTGAATTACCATCATATACATCAACAGATGTAATAACACAAAGTGATAACCTGGAAATAGCTGTTGGTAAGTTGGACAATGCTATGGGTACTGGCGAAATTCTCAACGATGGTGGAAATAATGCAATATCCGGTGACATGGTATGGGGTGCAGCAGGATCACTTGAAGTAACAGACGCGTTAAATGATTTAAACAATGCAATTGGTGACAGAACATATACCAATGATAATGTAGTTGTAGATGGTGAAACTGTAGCATCCAGTATTGATGCTATTGATACTGCTATCGGGTCATTGCAAAATCAAGGACTAACTCTTGTTGGTAATAGTATAGATGCTACAGCTGGCATAACTCTTGATACTATTCCGTTATTGATTGCTACCGAATCCAAATGGATTATTCAGGTCAGACAAACATCAACACCAGCTAACAGACGTTCACTGGAAGTACACTCAATGAATGATGGTGTAGCTTTGATTGACCATACCGAATACGCTATATTAAAACTAGGATCTAATATTCCTGGATTTAACATTGATGTTGATATTTCTGGTGTTGATATGCGCTTGCGTTTGACAGCAACCGGGAATATTGACTATGTTATTCGCCGTGTAGCATTCACATCGTTCTAACAAAGTAAACAAAGGATAATAATATGGCAAACATCGATAATGGGTTTCGCGTAGAAGTTCTGTCGTTAGATGATCTAGCGCTAATTGCGTCAGGTCTACTCCAACCAGATACTGGATTGGGGTTTAATGCGCCTCAGGGCTCATTGTACCTGCGCCAGGATGGTGGGGTGTCTGGAGAAATATACGCCAAATTCGGACCTGCCGATGTTGATTGGCGCAAACTAACAGACACCAGCAACATACCAATATCTTCGGTTGCCACATTATCCGATGTTGTTCTTACAAACTTAACAACAACAGATATTCTCCAATGGGATGGAACCTCTTGGGTGAATATTCCAGTCCCTGGAACTAATACTCAATTAGAAGTTGATGCGATAGAACTTGGTTCAGGTGGAATTTTTAACTCAAGTGGTAATTTTGATGGCACTTTGGTGGGATCAACTTTAACTACAGTCATAACCCCAACGGATTTATTGGATACATTAGCTCAAATAGAAGCAGCAATTCCAATACCAAAAGAACATTTCCATTCTCACAATGGAGCAACAACACAAACACTAACGGCAACTTTTGTCACGCTATTGATGGGGATAGATGTTAGAAGCGACCCAATATATACAAACGTGACAGGTGAAGTCACAATCAACAAATCAGGAAATTATAAATTAATATTTGATGCTACATGCAATTCAACCGGTTCACGCTCAACATCAGAGAGTAAATTACAAATAAACGGGATTGATGTTGCTGGCACATTTGCATATGGGTATCATAGAAACAGTAACTCTGGACACAATACTGCCTCATCTGCGTCGTTGCTAGCGATAACAGCTGGTGACACTATCCGAGTTCAAATACGAGAAGTTAACGGAACAGTAGTAACAACGGCGAACGCTTGCCGATTAACAATAAGTGAGATAGATTAATGGCTTTTTATACGAAAATATTCACCACTACATGTATTGGTGTATTCCTAGACTCTTTAAATGCGGAGCCAACAATACCCCCCAATTGTATTCAGATTATTGATGCTGGGGATGGTGATGCTGACTTTGAATTTGCATCACCACTCACACCAGCAGAAGAATTAATATTTGATACATATCTTACGGATTGGGCATGTCCAGTCGATGCGATAACAACAGATAACACATTACCTATTGATGATTCATTACCACCATCATCAAATGTTATTTGGACATCAGCCAAAATAGCAGAGGAGATTGCAAATGCTACTGCTCATGGGTTCTACGCATACGCAAAAACTTCCACAATCGGAACCGTCATAGCGAGCAATGGATTGAACGTAACGAAGAGTGGAACTGGAGTATATGATTACACTTTTGTCCAACCATACGGATCAACAGCGTATTTGCCACTGGGACAACCAATAAACACAACAACTGACACAAACGTGCAAATATCAAACCAAACTCAATTCGGATTTCGGGTTGCTATAGGTAGGGGAGATAACGGAACATCAGCTGATATGTTAGTAGACGTCGAACATAGTATTACTGTAGTCGGCACAAACGGAATAACAGGACTGGGTAGTGCTTACGAATCTTGGACAAATTCAGGCAACACCGGAACAGAAATTGATTTTGTTAATTATTTGATAGGACCTCAGGGATCACAAGGGATACAAGGAAGCGAGGGCCCACAAGGTCCAGAAGGAGTAATTGGGCCAATAGGGCCGGTAGGTGTAACTGGGAATACTGGTGATACTGGGTTAACAGGCGCTCAAGGAATACAAGGTGATGCAGGAATACAAGGAATACAAGGAATACAAGGTGACATTGGATTAATTGGCGTAACAGGCGCTCAAGGAATACAAGGAACACAAGGCAACACTGGAGTAATAGGCCCTCAAGGAATACAAGGTGATATTGGATTAACTGGATTAACAGGTCCTGTTGGCCAGAATTTTTCAATAGATATGGTATTCAATTCAGTAGCAGAATTATTAGCCGGAACAATAACTCCGAATAGCTTCGGTTTGGTTGCCGGTACCTTACTAACAACAGATATTGATTACGGCAAATTATATCTATACAACGGAACAAGTTGGGTATACATCACTGACATGTCAGTTGAGGGAGCAGCCGGCATCCAAGGACCTCAAGGTAATGCTGGTGCGGTTGGATCAATAGGACCTCAAGGTAATGCTGGTGCGGTTGGATCAATAGGACCTCAAGGTAATGCTGGTGCGGTTGGTATAGACGGAGTAGATGGTATAGATGGTATAGATGGTATATCTGGGATAGATGGACCGACTGGCCCTCAAGGAATACAAGGTGATACTGGATTACAAGGACCGACTGGCCCTCAAGGAATACAAGGTGATACTGGATTACAAGGACCGACTGGCCCTCAAGGAATACAAGGTGATACTGGATTACAAGGATCACAGGGAATACAAGGATCACAGGGAATACAAGGTGATACTGGATTACAAGGGCCAACCGGACTATCTGGTGACAAAGGAGACACTGGTGATGGGTTTAATATTGAAACTATATTCAATTCAGTAGCAGAATTATTAGCCGGAACAATAACTCCGAATAGCTTCGGTTTGGTTGCTGGTACTTTACCAACAACAGACGTTGATTACGGCAAATTATATCTATACAACGGAACAAGTTGGGTATACATCACTGACATGTCAGTTGATGGTGCAGCCGGTATACAAGGACCTCAAGGAATACAAGGTGACCAAGGAAGTATAGGACAGACAGGACTAGTGGGGCCTGCCGGAACAACAGGAAACGATGGCCCACAAGGACCACTTGGCAACACTGGACCAACTGGACCAACTGGACCAACTGGTGCATTGGGAGTAGAAGGTCCACAAGGAATACAAGGCAACGCTGGACCGCAAGGAGTACAGGGACCGTCTGGTGGAACTGGCATTGTCGGAATGTCACATCAATTAATATTCAATGAAGCTGGAACAGCAAAGAATGAATGGTTAGAAATTTATGGTGACAACAAATACTCAAACAGAACACAAGGTGTACTGCCATTCAAATCAAAATTAGTTGCGGTCACATTCGCAAACAGATATTCTGACAGAAGTACCGACATACGAATATACTCGACTCCAGAAGGGGTGGGGACGTCACCCAAAAACTTAGATTTGGTATGGGCAGTCCGCAATGCAAGAACCGCCCGTAAATCTGATTTTCCAATTGATGTAATATTTGATGCTGGAGATAAAGTTGGAATATATATGAGTGATGCTGGTAGATATCCAAGTAATGTAAGTGTTGTGTTATATTTTATTGCAATAGAATCAAATTCGGAACAAATTATTGATGATTGGAGTGGTGATTGGGCTACAACAACCGGTGGTGGTTCCAGTTAATGACGTTCACAGAAGCACACGATATACACCACGACCAATGGGAAGGCTTAACATCATATGTGTTTCCATTTAATTATCGATACATGAAGGAAGAATTTATCGAAGTTGATATATCAATTGTCAATTGCGAAAAACAGCAAGTTGAAGATGAGCGGGTAGATAAATATAAAAAACTACTAGGTGATGGTGTAGACTTAGGGCCGAGTTGGGTATCATTTGGAAAATTGCTAAGATGTGGTGAGTTAAATCCACACTGGCATTCTAAATTATATGTATTGGACGGCAATCACAGATTATCAGCAGCAAAACTGCTAAACAGAAAAACAGTAACAGTAATAATACCCAAAATAGATTATACATATTACAAGAGACATTACAATGAGTAGAATAGTAAAAGTAGGAAACAAAACATTAATAGGAATGACAGTCGCTGGTAACTCAATTGCGGCAGGTACATATTATTTGCTATCGGCAGGAGATGTAGCAGCTTGGCCGGGCGACAGTGATGTATTCGCTTTGATAGGTTCTGGTGATTTAGTCGTGTGCTCTGGCACAGACATAACAGATGATATCACAGATCCAGTAAAGGGTTGGAATTGGCTATTGGGTGATACATTGCCTTTATCGTCTTCACTGGGCAATAAATTATCAGTACATTCATCATCTAAGCCAGAACCTGATGATGTGACAACATTTGCAGTTTGGGCAGGGTGTGGGGATGATATAACTCAAGAAATAGCAACCAACAGCATAGGTGCCGGTGATTTATTAATGTTCAACATGACGTATGATGCAGTTGGATCACATGTGGACTCGAAAGATATAAAATTTGATCCCAGACATGGCAGAGTGTGGGTACATGAAGCATATCTAAAATTCGAAAACGGTGGAATCCCTGATTATCTATCGGCAGATGTTATGGCCCCAGCCACTACAACACAATCAGTGGCAAATCTGGATTGTGTGTTAGTAGATAACTGGATCAAACCAGCACCAGGTGGTGTAGGTACAGGTACTATTGGTTTTGCCGCTACCCCCAAGTTAATGCCTCGCCCATATTCAAAAGATGGTGATTGGGATTTTGATGGAACCAATCTTATTCCAAATTTGAATGCAACAGGATCATATAGAATATCAGACATTGACCGCCCTGTACACAGATACTTTAATAAAATTCCACTGTATGGTTCTAGCACCACATACTTCACACTAACATCAGAAGAAACTGCAGAATTGAGAGTAGATTTAGGATACTACATACGGATCAATGTTTATAATAATTCCAATTCAGCTTGGAACCTGTCTGTGATAATGGAAATATACAGGGAACGTACTGTAGATCCATAGTATGCTTTATTGCTTCCACATAAATACATTAAATAATATTGTATTATGGGAACATTAAAGCATGAAACTAAAATTCAGACAGGGTATTGTAAGCCACCAAACACTTCCATTTATATCCATGAATGGAAGTGGTAACTTCGATTTATCAACAACCAATCGCCCAACAGTGGTAGCAATAGCCCACCACAATTCAAACTACCTACACACTGAAGATAATAACATTTCAAATGCATGGGTGGGCCCATTCGATCCAATACAACAGTATTGGTTATATTGGGACTTTAATCCTTTAACCTTTATCAGAACATTTGGTGCTACCTCACTGGAACCAGTATCACAATCCATTCCTCCTGGATCTGGAGATGCTACTATTGTTGGCGTTATCCCTGGATTAGCTGGTATTGGTACATTCATAGTAAATGAACATTATGTGTTACCGATCGGTAAACCATTTAATGTTACCAATTCATCAGTCAATAATGGTGTGTATACTGTGGACTCGGCTACGTTCGATGAAACTAATGGAACAACAGCCATAGTAGTCACAACAGAAATCACAGACTCTACCATAGATGGATCAGTAACGCTGGACGTTGATTCGCTTGGTAATGTACTGGATCAGCCTGGACGTCATTGGTATAACACAACAACCAACGTTCACTATGTTCGACAAGACCAACAGTGGGTGGAAGTTCTTCGTGTGTTTGCTACTCAAGTAGTTAATGGTACGACATTAATCCCACAATCAATTAATGGAACCTTTACTGGTACACAAATAGGCGATACATCATCCTCGTTCGCTGGTCGTGTTATATTTGATGAGAATTCCAAACCAATCCGCCGAGACAATAGAACATTTTTTACTACTGAAGATCAATTTTTTGCAGGTGCCACAAGAGTTGATGCTATACGGTTAGAATCTAATGTAGCACGGGCCCAATTCCCGTTTGAAAACTCTGTAGCTGAATTCTCAGTCGTTGCATGGAAATCTGATGGGAAAGCACAAACAGCTCAGTATGATGATGCTGGCACTACCATCGTTGGGATGCTAACAGAATCGGTATTGATAAATGAAATTGGTGCAGTAATAATACAAGGGATTATATCAAATAATGATTGGAATTGGACAACAGGATCAAACCCTGTCGCGGTTGGTACTCCATTGTGGATATCAAACGGCATGCTGACTACTATTGATCCCCATGTGCTCGACGTATTAACATACCCAATCGGTAGAGTTCCAGTCGCTCGCATTCTTGATGATATCACAGTAATATTTGAACAAGGATTGGGTGGGAAAGGTGATGCTGGACCATCTGGATCAATAGAGAATATTCCAGTCGCTCTGACATCAGATACTGGTGTTACTGGTATTGGTGGGGTGACTTTAACAGTACCGTCATCAATACCAGAACTTGCGATAGTTCCAAGTGACCAAGATCCAAGGTTGAGTGATGCGAGGATTCCTCTCCCACATTTACACAATGCTGTCGATGTGTCGTTTGTTAGTGGAGCAGGAATTAATTCTAATAACACAGAAGGTGCTTTATTGGAACTGGGAACTAACAAAGTTTCAAAGTCAGGTGATACGATGCAGGGATTATTAACGTTATCATCCAACCCTACAAGCGAATTACACGCTGCAACAAAGAATTACGTAGATACACTAGTTAGTGGATTGGTCTGGTTAGATCCTATTTGTATTGTCAGTTTGATATCGGATACATTATCCACGCCACCACAAGAACCAAACTACTCAGATGCTTATATTATTCCCATTGGGTCTGGTGGTGCGTGGACCGCAATCACAGTAGGAAATGTGGTAGTATGGGATGGTACTGTATGGTTAGATAGAGGATCGATTTTGGATATAAATCCAGATGGCGCTAGATTGGGTATTAGCATGACATCAAGCAAGGTCGCAACAGGATCTTTTTCTGGCAGGGACAATAGTATAGCAATATATGATGTAACTGGCACATTAGTTGGATTTGAAACCCCCCAATTAAACAATGCAGTGTTTGTTTGTAGTGATTCTTCATTGCATGCTTATAACCAATATGCATTTAATACATCAGAGTGGGTTCTATTTGGTGGGGGGTCTACGCTAACTGCTGATAATGACACAATATCACAAACGGGTAATATTTTAAGCACGAAACAATATTCTGTTGGTGGCTCTATTGATGCGAAATTTATACAGGGACAGGAACTGAGTGATTTAGATATTAGATACGCACCATTTACCCACACCCATACTGGGCTTGTTGTTACTATTAATCCATATGTGACTAGTTTAAATTGGGGAACACCCTCGAATATTACGAATACTCAATTAAATTCAAATAATGCCCAAACAGCATTGCAAGAATTGTTAGACGAAAAAGCATTAAAAACACCACTATATGCTAATTTGGTGGATTTGCCATTACCAGCAACGGTTGTTGGTATGGTTGTTCATGTTACAAATGAAGGGAAATCATTTGTTGCCACCGCAGTTGGTTGGATAGAACTTGCATTTAATGATGGATCAGTACAGAACCATTCGCACCAAATACCATACGATATTAGTTATTTTGTAAATGGGTCATTATTGCCAACTGAGATAGTAGGGTCATTTATATCTGCCCGTAATATATCACTAGACGTTAATGCCCCAGGCTCATTGGCAGTTGTTGCTATTGCACCAACGGGACCTAACGTGACTGTAAGTATAAAACAAAATACATCTATAATAGGGACCATTACATTTGCAACAGGTAGCACATCAGGTGTGATTGATATCCCATTAGCTGTTAGTCTGTTACCTGGAGATTTGCTACAACTAGAATCTAGCGCAGCAGCAACTGATCCAAATATGGCTAATATGACTGTTGTTATTGTTGGATGTTCCGTGACGGTAGGTTGCTAACGTGGCATTCCAATCATCATATTCATCAACTAAGACCCAACTACCAAACGTCTTGTTGTTGTCAGCTGGAGTGGATCAGACTATAATATGTGGATCATCTACTATATTTTTAGATGCTGTTGTGGATGATGAGCAATTATTAACTGGCCATAGTATGTTATGGGAACAACTAACTGGTGCTACAGTTGTACTGTCAACACCCAATGCATTATCTACTACATTTCAATTTCTAGAACCAACAGATAAAATATTCAGGTTCTGGTTAGATAAAGGAACACCATACGCACAATCAGCCAATGTGCGTATATTCCATACCCCAACATCACAAATACCATCATCTGGATTGTTAAATACTCAACTTGAGCCGCATCCATTTGCAACAACAACTGATATTAACATAGTATCTAGCGTACTTACTGCTCCACTATCCGGAGCAGATAACAGTAATGTAATCGGGATAGACGCTGTTAAATTATCATGGACTGCCCCGACTTTAATTGGGCTGGCTGGTAGTTTAATACGCACTGAATTATACAGGAAGGATAATGTTCCAGATATAGGCATAGGGTCACTCGAAGGCACTGTATATCCAACAGACGGCAAACCATTGGAATTTATAGGAATTTACGGATATTATACCATACGTTCAGTATTCGCTCTAACCGAGTACCTAGAATTGGATGGATCACCAAAATTCACTTATTTTGACACTACAACACAACGTGGAGTAGGATTCACTTCTGACATAGCCAACCGTATAATCGACGATGTTATACCAGGATATGACACCACATCTGTTATTAATTTAACTCGATACACAATAAGACCAGTATCAGTGTTAGATTTGGAATTATTTGATGGTAGTGTTGTCGCAGGTTCTGTGACCATAAATAGATACACTAACATTTTAGCAATCGCCCCCACCGATATAATGTATTCTGGTAGCGTTAGTCAGTCCACTACCATAAATATCAACAGAATCAACCAATCAGGCATTGGCGGAAATGTATAAAAATTGAGGAATAGAATAACATGAAAGTTAAAGGCATTATACGTGGCGTTTTACGAGATATAAATACGGGCGAAATAACAAGAACATTCGAATGTGAAAATCATGTGCAGAATCATATGTTTAGAACAATGTCAGATATTTACACCTCAACAGCTGATAAAGTGTTGGGTGTCAATATCTTTGCTGCAGAAGATAACTTCGGAGAACAACGAAGAGATATTGATTATGTCGGCAGGGTTGAAGTTGGAGTTGATGTTCCAGGCATTTCAAGCCCAGTCGTGTCGTATGATCAACCAGGTGATATGCATGTATTGGAATATCAACAACGTTTCAGTCCACCAATATCCGATAGAACCATCAACACTATAGGGATAACAAGAGACACTCCATCATCAACAAATGTTACTTCTTATGATAATGTAAAGGCACAAGCATGGGTACATTTAACTACACCGTGCATTCAAACTACAACAGAATCATTAGATGTGTTTTATAGAATTCAGTGGCTATATGTTGGTGGGTGGAGTGTTGGATCCTTGGGTATAAATTCTAACGGACTGAACCCATTAGAATCGAAAAATCTTGCAGGTTATACATTTGGGGAATTATCTTATCCAGTACGAGTTGGAGTATCTGATGGGCTGACCAAATATAATTATGCCAGCTATTATACTCAAAAATGGAACCCAAGACGCAAAAACACAACTACCATCACCAACGCCAACAACGAAATCAAATCAGCAGTATTGAGCAATGGACTGGACGACGCCGACTATTATCGCGGAAAAGTTAGATTTACTGTAGATCTGAATGATGCTATAGGGAAGCAAGTGGGCACATTGCATAATAATTATCACATGTATGGCCGAACTGTATTCGGGACACAAGCCTTCTCTCCAATACAGAACGTATATGGTCACAGTTCAACAGCAGTATCTCCATTCTACGACACCAACAACCTACAAACCGGGTCAGCGACAATGACTTTTGATGGATCGGGGTGGACAAATCCTGACTATAACAAACTATTACAGGTCAACGTAACCACAACCGGTGGGATAGGTAATGGAACTTACCAAATACAACAACGTAATTCAATGGGGTACGCCCTAAATACGTACGACAATATATATTCACAAATTTTTGGATTCAGTAATTCCAATAGCCACTACACTGACGGCTTCACAATTGCCCAATCAACAGCTGTATACACTGTACGCGCCGATAGTGATCGTATAGCTACGATGATAAAATATGATGGACAGACCGTAGTAGCTGGAGCACCAACCGAAATATGCATTGCTAACGTTATATCAGCTGAAGGTAAACGATTTGCAGTTGATACTATACCATCACTTCCAGTAACAAACGTAGGACAATTCGAGGTAGACAAAACAACTGGAGATGTATATGTAGCATGTAGATTAACTGGGGCATATAAATTGTCCGCAAACCAACTAGTAGTTACGACGTTTAATAGCACAACTACAGGATTATCTGGTACTACTGGTTGCATGGCGATTAATGTAGGTTTTGGAGGGAGGTTGTGGGCATATTTTGCTGGATCATTAGCTGGGTTGTATCATTCAGATGATAGTGGAACCTCTTGGATTCGAGATACATTTTCATTTTCAGTGTTAACTGAAAACATTGATGCCGACCCTACCAAAGTTATTGCATTGAAAGTAGACAGAAATGAGGCAAACCATCACATCGGGATTCAATACACACAAGACCCTGGATCCATTTATGCTGCAGTTAAAATCTGCTGGTGGGACGCTATTGGAGTTGTAGCACCACTAGGAGTTGCAGCACCAGGACCTGTTATATTTCATGCTATAGTGGATGTTGATTCCACATTCACTGCTGCTAGTGGCCGTACAGCAATATACAGCGAACCAGTAACGTACTTTAATATATTTGAATGTTCAGACAATCAAAGTTTTTGGGCAGCTGCAGGAATAGAAATAACATATGGCCAGATAGCTAAATATCCAGCCAAATTCACATTTGGGTCTGTTGTGATTGATCAACCCACAGGTACCCGCCAAATATCAAGCTCTCAATTTCAGACATCATTTGGTGTTGATGAGAATGGGAATGACGCTTTGATATACTTGTCAAATCAAGACGCCACACAAGATTATGTTATTGCTTTGGTTATGTTTAGATCTGATTTAACGAGAGATTTTGAAAAATGTTCAAGATATTTGACAGATAACAGAAGGTTTGCAGAAAGAGTTCAATGTTATTTAGGTGATGGAGTATTTATTTCACATTATGGATCATCATCTTTCAATGGTAGATTACAAGAAGTAAACATATTAACAGCATATCCAATGAATGATCCAACCGGTGGTCTATTTGCAAATGAATTGCTACCCACATATGGGTGGGATGGAACTAACTGGATAAAAGGAAATGCTGGCAGCAAGCCATTCCATGCGACGCAAGAAGTAACGCTGGATGGAATTACTGTTGGGTTTGATGATGCTCTTGGTGTTGATACGTTTGTGGCAACCGACTATTATACTGTTGGGGTGTGTGATGGTATATGGTTGGATGGTGCTACCACATTTGATCATACAGTGATCGCATATACCAAACCTATAACCACTGGACAGACAGATATTTCAGATGTTGTATTGCCAACATCGCCACAATCTCCACCGTACATGATACCATTTATTCCAATAGGTGGTCAATTGGATTGGCAGGATGTTGTGGGAATGGATGGAAATTCAGCAGGATCCCGGTATATTAATGGATCATCCTTAGCTGATGTGTACTCTTTCGGTAGTCGGTCCTTATTGCCAGCAATAAATGGAAATGTTATTTCAACTCCCAATTCTAGCACATTTGACAGAACAGCAGTCACCAACGTGCAAGGAGCGATTGAATGGAAAATCGACCAAAGTTCTATAGTAACATATGTATCCCAATATGCGGTTGGGTTAAGCAAAGAGCCAGTATTACCAGATGTGTACGTATTGGATCCAAACAATATAGATTTCTGTATTAAATATGATAGTGAACTCGAACCAGGTACAAATACTGGTGGTCTAGTGATAATGGAAAAAGGTGTGGTTAAGGCCACATTCAGTGCGTGGCCAGGGTACTCAACTGGATTGGCAGCATCTCCCAGTATTCTACGCATTATCATACAGACTGATGGATCTGTTGTGTATGAGGGGTATCATTATAAAGTTGGATGGTCAACTTTCTACACATCACCTCCAGGAACAGCAACACTTGGTAATTATTATTTTGATGCAGCTTTTGCAGGGCAAAACAATTTTGGCATTGAAGATATTAGATATTTCTCAGCAACCGAACCTGGTGATTATATTACATTGGGTAATGGGGTAAACACCGGAATATCACAATTGGATTTTTCAACAATTGACAACGAAGATATATCTGTGATAATAAACGGAACTGCTGCTCTACAGGTAGGAATAAACGACAGCATTACAGTATTGAATGTAGGAGAGTATGTGTTATTTCCGGAAACTGGCGTAATTAGATACAGCATCCCAGATCGTGGAAATACAATATCTGTAACATACAGTGTAATATCACACAGTTAGTGAAACATATTTGTACAATCACGTAAATACAATAACTAAATATTAAAAGGAATTTGACATGGCACGATTAACGTTCAAACAAGGTATTGTTCGACACCAAGAAGATAATATAGGAAACCAAGGCTTCCTTGATGTGGTCAATGGATTTGTGTCGTTGATTGTGTCGAACGAATCAACAGTGATAGCATTCACCCATGGCACAAAAGATTACTTGTTTACTGAATCAAACACAATCAACAATGCATGGGGCCCGTTTCCAACAGGCGCTAATTATTGGTTATTTTGGGAATTAAACCCAGTAACAGGTATACGTTCATTTGGTTCTACTATATTTGAACCTATTACACAATCACAAGCACCTACATCACCCAGCATATCACAAATGTGGTTTAATACTGCAGTCTCTATGTGGTATGAATGGAACGGTACTTCTTGGGTTGAAGTAATCCGTGTGTTTGCCTGCAAAATAGATACAGGATTAGCTCCACGCAGTCTCAGTATAAATGCTCCAGATTTCAAAGGAACACAAGTTGGGTTAGATGTCAACAACAGGACAGGATCTTTGGTATTTGATTCGACAGGAAAACCAATAAAGAACGATAGTGGAAAATTCTTTACCACCGAAGATGTGTTTACAACTGGTGTTCCGACCGGAGCCAGTTTACGAGTGAACAATATCTTAATGTCTGGCCAGGCCCAGCAACCAATCGCGAACTTTCAAGTTGTCGAATATTCAGATTTTAATAAATTAGTACCGGCATCTCCTTTCACTCAGGGAGAGAATGCATTTGGAATAGTTGCAGAAGGCGTACCAGTTAACGCCATTGCAAATTTCACCACGGAAGGTATCATATTTAATGAACAATGGGATTGGGTTGCAGATGGAGCGTCTGTGAACGACCCTGTATATATCAATGGGACGGGTATGTTATTGTTAACACAATATCTACCAAATCAACAACCAGCAGGTGTTGTAATAGGTAGACAGGAAATATTATTTGCCCCACGTCTGTTCCCACAATTGGATATTGTTGGTGGTGTTGGTGGTGTTGAATCATTTCCTGAATTGCTAGATACTCCATCCGGATATGTAGGTAAAGCAGGAGCATATGTTACAGTTACATCAACTGAAGATGGACTAGAATTCTCAACCAACCCTGGATTCGTGACGGATGTATCATGGGGAGATATATTAGGAAATGTGGTAGATCAAATAGATCTATCTAATATACTCAATGCGAAAGCTGATAATATTCATGTACATGCCATCGGCGATGTTACAGGATTGCAGAATACAATTGATACGTTAAATACAGATATCAACGGAAAGGTGGACAGAGCTGGTGATACAATGACTGGTGATCTCACGATGGATACTGGAACTAATGTCATTCTTACTGACCAACCGACCAACAATTCAGATGCAGCAAACAAGTTATATGTTGACCAAATTGCTTCTGGCATAAAAGCTCGCCCAGCTGTTAATGTATACCTAGACGCCCCATTATCAACAATACAGGGTGGACAAGTTATAGCATACAATAATGGAGCTCTTGGAGTAGGTTCAACTTTAACAAACAATCCCAGTGTTGGTGCTCTGTCTAATATAGACGGAATACCAATGGTGGTGGGTATGAGAATTCTCATCGCAAATGAGGTACAATCCGAAACTAACGGAATATACACAATAACAGACGTTGGGGCTGTTGGATCATCATTTTTGCTTACCAGATGTGAAGTATGTGATGAATCCAATGAAATCCCCTCATCGTATGTGTTTATACAACAAGGCACCACATACAGCGACACTGCCTATGTAGCATCTGTGGCAAATCCATCTACGTTCGTTATAGGAACAGATGCAATAACGTTTGTGCAATTTGGCGGTGGACAGGATAATTTTAGAATTATAGATGGTGATTTGGACACATACATATCAGTCGAAAATAATCCAACTATAGATTCCGATATTATTGTTGCTCGTGTTGGTGATAATACAAACACGTTTAACACTGTAGATTCACTATTGACATTATCAGCACCCTCTGTTGAATTGCGATCGCTCGATGCTGCAACTACAAACATAAATGCAGCCACTTTGAATATTCTTTCCGGATCCGCTTCCGGTACAGGGTTGGGTGGAGATATTACAGTAACAGCAGGAAACGGGAATACTGGCGGCTCAGTAAACATAGCAGGTGGTGATGCCAACGCAGGGTCAAACACTGATATTGGTGGTGGGTTGTTATTATCCGGAGGCATTGCAACAAACGGTGTTGGTGGTAATGTATATCTACGTGGTGGGCTAGCATTAACAGGTTCAAGTGGATATGTTGCTATTGATAGACAACAAAATAACACAAATTCTACAGAATTTAGATTTATTAGTGGATTGAATTCCAGCAACTACGTTGGATTGCAATCACCAAACTCTGTAATTTCAAATACTACGTATACTTTACCAACGAATGATGGAGTATTTGGTGATACGTTATTAACAGACGGTAGTGGACAAATGAGTTGGGGAACAGTTTCCGGATTGCCAACATCAACAACCCAGTGTGCCGTATTAATATCAGATAATGCTGGTGGTTGGGTTGAATCTCCAATGCCGGAACTGCCACGTTTATATGATATAGCAGGACAAGTTGCTGGGGTTGCACCTGCGAGTGCATCGATAATGAAATTCGTTGCGCCACATTATTTGCAATTGCCAGACTATGGACACAGAGCAACATTCACTGATGGTGGTGTGGCAACTTCAGTTCAACCAGACACTGAATTTAGCTTGTATATTAATGGAGTTCAGAAAGGATTGATTGGATTTTTTGGTGGTGTGAATCAAGGAGTGTCATTTAATATTGGTAATGATTTCGGCGCATCCAGTTTTGCTGGATCTTTCATCACTATTGCCCCAGGCGACATTATTGAAATTCGATCACCTGCTGCTCCAAATTTATTAATGACCGACGTTGCAATCACACTCAGAGCGTTCGCTGATCCCATTGGTGCGAATCCTCTCCAACCATCGCCGTGTTCTATTGGTGTATTATTCGATAAAGATGCACTAGCAAGTGAATCTTATAGTGATGTTATAGGAATGACATACACTGGTTCTATTGTGTATGCTGAATGGGCGGTCGTGGGGATAGTTCCATTTGGGGCATTACCCCCCACTGGTATTCGTGGAATCGATACATTAACATCATACAAACCAGAAGAAGCAGTAACATTTGATGTCCCAGATACATTAACGGCAACATTTGAGACTAATTCAGTTGTTCACAAAACTACCTCGCTAAGTGCACCAGTGTATGCTACATTTATTAACACATCGAGTAATAATAGTCATGTTCTTGTTAGATGTACAGTATTTGGACCGGCTGGCATATCAACAGATGTTGCTTGGGTAGATGTCGTAGCTAACCTTCCTCCTCCTCCTGGCACATTACCTAGTGAATTTTAATTAATAGGATGACTATTAATTGATAGTCATCCTACCATCAAATGACCATAAATACTTATGTTGACATATTAACTGATTTCTGTTAATATTCTCAGTCTGGGAACAAGATCCAGACTATAAATTCAAGCACACATGTGCCTTGTTACAAAATAATAATAAGAAGCGAAAAACTCGGAGAAACGAAAAATGGCACTAGGAATAGAACAACTGCGCGCAGCATTTAAATCAAACGAATCAGAAGGCACTTCACGCCCTAACAACTACTACCCTTTCTGGAACATTCCTGATGGTGCAACAGCACTAATTAGATTTTTACCAGACGCAAACGCAGACAATCCAATGGGATTCATGGTCGAAAAAACAATGCATCATTTGGATATCAACGGCGAACGAAAAACAACACCATGTCTGAAAATGTATGGAGATGAATGTCCTATATGTAATGTCAGTGCGGCATACTACAAAGAAGAAGACAAGGTTAACGGAAAGAAATACTGGAAGAAAAAGCAACATCTTGCTCAGGTGTTAGTTATGGAAGATCCATTAGCTCCAAATTCAGAGACAAATGAAACACATGAAGGCAAGGTCCGCTTTGTCGCATTAGGTTTTCAAATATTCAATATTATCAAAGATGCGTTTGAATCCGGTGATTTAGATGAAGTTCCATTTTCATTTATCGGTGGAACAGATTTCCTTATCAAGAAAACAAAACAAGGCGATTATCCTAGTTATTCATTATCTAAGTTCATCCGTCGCAGTACAGATTTGACTGAAGATCAGGTAGCATTAGCGACTGAACAGATGATTGATATTTCTACATTATTGCCACAATCACCTGGCCTTGATAAAACAGAAGCATTATTGGAAGCTGCATTAACTGGTAATTCATTAGATGAAACACCATCAGAGCCAGAAACTCCCAACTTTACTTCAGTTGCAAAGAAAAAGCCCACCACAACAGAAAAGCCTACCAATAACACAAAGGTGGACGAAGTTGAAACAACAACCGAAAGCTCTGGTGAATTTGAAGATGAAGCTGATAACATATTACAACAAATCCGTTCTCGTCAAAAGAACAAGGATTAACGGGGTAATATATGAACTTTATCAAGGGTGTTACTAAAGACCTTGAGAAAGCTGGTTTACACGTAGGGGCTTCCGAGCCTCCACGTTACTGGTTCTCTACGGGCAATTACGTATTAAATAAAATCATATCTGGAAGTTTTCATAGGGGTGTTCCTCAGGGGCGTATTGTATCTTTCACTGGACCATCTGGTGCTGGAAAGTCGTTTCTTGCAGCAAACTCAATGAAAGAAGCGCAATTGGCTGGAGCACACGTTGTTGTTCTTGATTCTGAAAATGCATTGGATAATGATTTTGTTACTGCTATTGGGGTGGATGTAGAGAATAACTACACCTATATTCCAGTCGATACTATTCCACAAGTGAAGAAAGTTGTATCTGCTGTGATCAATGGGTACAAGTCGGAGTATGGATCTGATCCTGACGCTCCCAAATTACACATTGTGATAGATTCTTTGGATATGTTATTAACAGAAACCGAAGAAGAACAATTTTCTAAAGGTGTGACTAAAGGTGATCAGGGACAACGTAATAAACAATTAAAGGCTATGTTGCGAAGTTTTGTACAAGCGTTAAAGCGTCCCAATATCTCGATGGTAGTTACGTCCCAGGTTTATAAGAACCAAGATGTGATGAACGGTGAAGGGGTATGGATTGTTTCTGATGCTGTTAAGTTTTCATTATCACAAATTATAATGTTAACAAAACTAAAACTGAAAGAAAAAGATTCAAGAGATGTCAAAGGCATTCGAATGAAAACAGAAGGGTATAAGACTCGTTTTACACGTCCATACCAAACTGTAACAATCGAAGTTCCATATGAAGATGGTATGGATCCATATAATGGATTGCTGGCGGTGGCTGTTGAATTGGGTGTGTGCACTAAAAAAGGTTCACGATTCGCAATGGCTGGTGAAGATAACACCTGGTACTCAAAAGAGTTTTCCAAGTATGCCAGTGATGTATTAGTTAAATGTGAAGCACTTAGTAATCAATTTCTCGATGCAGTAATAACAGATGATGAAGAAAAACCAACATCTGGTGATAGTGCAAAGAGCAACCGCAAGAAGAAACTTGATGAGTTACGAGCAAAATTATAAAATTGCCCAATTCATTGACCGTGCGAACGTAGTCCATCAATCCAAATATGACTATTCATTATGGACGTCATATTTGGGGACTGCTGCTGCATATCACTTAAAAAACGTTCCCGTTGTGTGTCCAGCACATGGGGGCTTTTTCACCAGCATCGCGAATCATCTACGGGGTTCGGGATGTCCTCATTGTGGTAGATTAAATGCTAATAAACACACAAGAAAGAACAAAGAATATTATATTGCTCAAGCAATAAAAATACATAACGATAGATATGACTATTCGTTATGGGTGGATGTTGATAATGCATCCGACAACAAAGTAACAATAATTTGTAACAGTCATGGTAAATTCTCTCAACGCCCAACAGACCATATTAAGAAGAAAGCTGGCTGTCCTGAATGTAAAATTGAAAATGCTCAAGCAACTGCCCTCATCCGATACGGCAAGAAACACATATCACAGTTAAACATACCATCTGATGTTTTATCTCTATTGGACGACAAAAACTGGTTAATTGATCAACATACAACACAGAAAAAATCAATTCCAGTTATAGCATCTGATTTGGGTGTGTCAGCATCATTAGTAACTAGCAGGTGCAAAGATCACAATATTACAGTTCAAAGGTTTCGGGTATCTGCCTGGGAAAATGAAATAGCATCTTTTATTCGATCAATGGGTGTTGATATAGAAACGAGTAATCGGAGCATATTAAATGGAAAGGAATTAGATATTTTCATCCCAAGTGCAAACATTGCAATAGAAGCTAATGGATTATATTGGCACAGTGAAGCCAACGGAAAGGATAGTTCGTACCATTTAAACAAAACACAAACATGTGAAGCTAAAGGTATACGGTTAATCCATATATTTGAAGATGAGTGGCGAAATCAGAATCAACAATGCAAAGATACTATTAAGCATTTATTAAACAAAAGTGACAAGGGATGTTATGCACGAAAAGCCACAATATCAGAAATATCATGGAAACAAGCCAAAGATTATTTGAATAAGTATCATTTGCTAGGAGCTGGCAATTCTGGTAGTTACAGAATAGGTGCATTCAATCCATCAGGTGATTTGATTGGGGTAATGGTATTTGGTCACCAAAATAATGAACGTTCAGATCCGTCCATTGTGGAATTAAAGAGGTTTGTTACTGATAAGAAGAACAATCCCGGATTGGGAAGCAAGATGTTTAAGTATGCGGTAACACAAAAGGAATACACAAAAATTATAGCTTTCGTTGATAAACGTTGGTTTACTGGATTGGTGAAAGATTATATTGGATTTGTGTTGGTAAATACAACATTACCCACATTATGGTGGACAAATGGAAATGACCGACATCATCGCAGATTTGAAACAAAAAAATCACTATTAAAATCAAACCCAGAGTTCAATGCCGGAGATACAAAATTATCAATGATGAGTAGTTGTGGATTTTACCGAATATGGGATTGTGGTAAACTTAAACTTGAATGGATAGTGTAGTTGACATCTACACACATAATAGGTATAATCAAAAACATTAAATTACAATACCAGAGATACAAATGAAAATATTAAAAAAACTATACAACACACTGACTGGATACCGATCAAGATCAACATATTGGGGATGTTCTGAATTTTCAAACAATGCACGTGCTTGGTTAGGGACTGAAATAAAACCACAAAGTGCATCACCAGCTGATTGGTCAAAATGGCACAAAGACAATAAAGGAACATTGGGTTATTGGATAACAGAAGAACTCCTTGACAAATTACAAGATATTGTATTGTTTATTCCAGATGTGTACCATAACATATCAACGTACGTTAGAAATCGATTTATAACTAAAACTCATTATCTCAATACCAGATTGCAGAAGGGTCAATGGCATGACTTCGACAGTAGAATTCTGCATGGGTTGTTCGAATCATTAGTTGATTTTGTTGAAATTGAAAAGGCTCACATGCGCAATTTTAGTAACCCACCTGTAAAACTTCCATCCAGAACACAAGGATTGGCATATATTCAGTGGGAAATAGACTTAAAGGAAGAATCTCCCGTTCAAGCAAAAACAGCAGAAGAGATCAGGAATCTATATGTATGGTGGAAAGACATACGCCCTGCCCGTCCAGATACGATGGAAGAGAGTGGTCTGAGTGCATATTATGATAGATACAGGGAAAACTCAGATGATGGAAAATTCGACATATTTGCAACTTTGGGTTCAGAAAAAACACCAAAAGAACAAGAAGAGTACAATAAGTTATCAGACAAGAGTGTTGAAATCGACAAGATGTATGAAGATGAAGATGATGAAATGATAATTCGGCTGATTAAAATACGTTCTAATATGTGGACATGATTATCAGTTGAGTTTATATACATAATACTATATACTTATTGCTCAAATATACACACTATGGTAATAATATGGACACAGAACAATTAGTAACATCCAATAAACTAGTAAAAATGTATGCTGGATCCGTAGCATACGGAACGAACCTGCCCACATCAGATGTGGATTTCAGGGGAATATTCTGTGGGAATCCGGTTAATATCCGAACACCATTTTTCCCAGTGCGTGAATGGGATGATTCATCAGAAGAAGATACTAAATATTTTGAGCTTTCACACTTTATGAAACTCACATTAGATTGCAACCCAAACATCATTGAGTTGTTGTGGACTGATGATTCTGATATTGTGATGAGAACACCAGCGTATGATTATATACGTTCTAAGCGTTCTGAACTATTGTCATCAAAAATTGCATTTACTACTAGTGGATACGCGATGGCCCAACTTAAACGCATCAACGGACATAACAAATGGATCAACAATCCATTTTCAGAAGCCCCACCAAAAATGACTGATTTTGTGAAATTGGTTCAAAATTTTACAGATGCAAAAATCTTTACCATTGATATCGAGAAATATCACGAAGGTTACAGATTAATACCGTATGGTGGCAACATATATGGATTAATAGCACTTGACGGATTCAAAACTTTCAATGAAAAACAACCACATCAACCATTGAATGTTGTGATTGATACTGATGGTGATGTTGGGTTGTTGCGCAAAAAACCTTTGTTTATTGTCAAATTTAATAAAGAAGAATACAACAATGAGCGAGAGAAACACAAACAATACTGGGACTGGAAGAAGAATCGGAATGTAGTTCGTAGTGCACTTGAAGAAGAACATGGCTTTGATTCTAAGCATGCAATGCACCTGGTTCGTCTACTAAGAATTGGAAAAGAAGCATTACGGGATGAAGAAATTATTGTAAAGCGTCCAGATGCTACAGAACTACTAGATATCAGAAATGGTTCAATGACGTATGATGAAATTATAAAATATGCAGCCAGTCTCGATACAGAAATTCGTGAAGTCTGGTACAAAAAAACAAAATTACCGAAGAGACCCAATTTACACAAAGCGGCGGAGATATTAATGACAGCACAAGATATGATATGGAACGGACAATAATCCGTGAGTACATTAGAAGAAAAACTAAAACACAGAGACTTATTGTTCCAAAAACACACATTTGAGATATTAAAAAATATTCCCCATGTACTAGAAGCTGTGATACAGCATTTGGATATTGCACAGGAGGCAGAATCTGGCAACCTATTGTGGGAAGATGTTGGAAGATACGGAGATAAAAATGATGAAAGAGGTATAGTGGTGTTAGTTGGTGTTGTCACTTATCAACCAGGTGATACCTTTGAATTGACAAACAAGGAAGTTATTGATATCACAGAAGATACATCAGATTACTTTAAGCGTATGATTCGTATTGGCATTCCGTTCGACTTAGCCGATAACGGATCAACAGCAGAAGTACTCGAATTCCTTAATGATTCCGATGATATTGAATCAGAACTGACAATTGATGATGATGATTATGAAGAATTGTCAAAAGAAATTGAAGAAGAAGATGCCACAGGTGGAGCCAACATCACATCAGATGATATCAATAATGGGTTCAATATGGACGCATTAACTCCCACACAATTAGAAGCATTCAATTTATTATCGAAGAACACGGGGCGGAAAAAGTGAGCAAGATAATTGAATTGGGAAAGGGGTACAATAAACTACCAGCATTGTTGGGAAATTATGATGTTGAGTTAGACAAAGCTGAGGAAATACTGGTCATCAAGGGTAAATTGCTAGAAGCTGCAAATGTGGAGAATTCTCCATGGCAACATTACTTTGATCAGAAGAAGATCGAGTTGCATACACTTGTTAAGTACTTCGAGATGGAAGTGTCTAGGGTGCGTGGTAAGCTGTTCATATCATATAAAGAAACTCACTCAAGAGAATTAAACGAAAGAGAAATTAACAAATATATAGACAATGAAGAGGCATATTTGCGTGTGTATCAATTGTTGCTGGAAGTAAAAGAAATGTTCGAGCGGTACGAGGGAACAGTTCATTCATTTACATCCAGAGCATATAGTTTGAATAATATAACAAAAATAAGAGTAGCCAGTTTAGAAGATGTCGAATTATAAGAATACGTGTTCAATCAGAATTTTGGATGAGGTAAATTGTGTATTAACTGGATTACATCCAGACCATATGGGATACTTCTATGAAGAATATGGCATACACATCCCTAATTATTTCTTTAATCCCAAATACAAAATCGGATCATGGGATGGGAAGATTCGATATTTTCACAAGACTGGAAAAACATACATCCGTATACTGGATGATATAATTCCCAGAATCATCAGCCTTGGATATAAAATAAATCTTATAGATGAGCGAGCAAACGCCTCAGTTCACCCAAACACAATAGATGCCAGTTATTTGGCGTCAAAAGGTGTTCAAGATGTGGAGCGTGGATGTCCATGGGAAATGAGAGACTACCAGGTGGATATGTGCAATGCTCTAATTAATAATAGTGGTGGAGTCGGTATTGTCGGTACTGGTGGTGGCAAGATGCAAGATCTCAATTCTCTAATCCTCACAACAACTGGTTGGGTCAAAATGGGGAATATTGATTTCAAGACCAAAGTCATTACTCCAGATGGATCAATTGCAAACATAAGTGGCATATACCCACAGGGAGTAATGGAATTATATGAAATAATATTCAGTGATGGCGCAAAAACAACCGTTGGTTTAGACCATTTATGGAAAGTAAAACGACCATGCGCCCTACATGGGGTGGGTGTTATAGATGATGTTATAACAACTAGAGATATGATTAAGTTAAATGGCCCCAACCAACGCCGAAATAACATCTCAGTTAATATCAGCATTCCATTGGTTGCTCCTGTTGAATACAGACACACATCTCCAGTTTTGTCTATTGATCCGTATTTATTAGGAATCATGGTGGGATGTGTCTATGTGGATGGTGATGTAGTCGAAATTGCAACAACTAACGAAGAACTACGTTCTGTTGTTAACAAAATACCAGAATCACTCAATAAATCACTATTAATACAAATAGGAGCATATGGATGTGCCACCGATTCAATTTGTATACCACAAGAATATAAGGAAGGTAGCATTCAACAGCGTATGGAACTCATTAGAGGATTGATGGATGTTGATGGATCAGTTACTGATGGTGGCGCCTGTGTTTATAGCACAACCAGCAAACAATTAGCAATTGATGTTCAGGATATCATTTGGTCATTGGGTGGTACATGTGATATCAGAACGAATCCGAAATTACCAACTTTCCAGTGTGTTATCGGTTTCCATGATACATCCCAACTATTTAATTTAGCATCAAAAAAGAAAAAATGTACTATTGGTAACCAACCTCCAGTGAGATTGGTTGCACAAATAAACCGTATACCTGATAACCATGCCCAATGTATTATGGTTGACCATCCAGATCATTTATATATTACAGATGATTATATTGTTACCCATAATACCGGTATGTGTGCGGCACTTGCACATTCATACGAAGAAGCTGGTGGGTTACGTTCTATTATTATAGTTCCAGATAAAAACTTAACAGCTCAAACAATTGAAGAATACACAATCTTTAATTTAGACGTTGGAGAGTATAGTGGAGATCGTAAAGATTTGAATCACCAACATGTGGTTAGTACTTGGCAATCATTGGCATTTAATCCTAAAGTTATACAACAATTTGATGTTATAATAGTTGATGAGTGTCACGGAATAAAAGGACCAGTATTGTCCAAGTTGTTAAATGAATACGGCAAAGATATTCCCTATCGCTTTGGCGTGACAGGAACATTACCTAAAGCTGAAACTGATGTAATGGCAGTTCGACTTGCAGTTGGAGATGTACAATACGAAAAACCAGCTCATGAATTGATCAATGAAGGTCATTTAGCAAAACTACACATAGACATAATGCAAATGAATTCTGATTTTACTGAACAATATGACGAGTATGTATTATATACAAAGGACTCTCCAGTAAAAACGTATAAACAATTCAAAGATTCATATTTTCCTGACTTTACTGCCGAGAAACAATTTTTACAAACAGAAAAGTCTCGATTGGAATGGATAAAGTCTTACATTGAAATTAAACGAGATTCTGGCAAAGGCAATGTGCTATGTCTTGTTGGTGGTGTTGCGTTCGGTAGAAAACTAGCTAAGTCAATACCAGGGGCTATATTTTTATCTGGTGCTGATAAGATGAAAGATAGAAAAGAAGTTTATGACTTATTCAAAGATCGTGATGACGTGGTAGTAATTGCAACAGTTAAGATAGCCAGTACTGGATTGAATATAAAACGTATATTCAATATGATGTTTATCGATG